TAAACACAAGGGAAGGTGTGAAATTGGCGGGAACGCTAGGATTGATAGTTCGATAGTTCTAGAAATATAGAAATGTGTGACAAATTTATCACACTAGGACTATATTCTAAAGAATAGGGGGATGTTCTTGTTATGTTCTACTTGACAAACAGATGTTCACGTTTTGTTCACGGTTTGTTCTAGTGGAAAAGCACGAAACAGGAACAAAAGGTGAACAAAGGAAGAACGCTAGAACAATTCAGGAACATATGGTGAACATCATGATCACCCCCACCCAAAGAAAATGCCCCGCTTGTTCTCGTATATATATGCCACTGTCATATATTTACCAAAAATACTAGGGTAGTTTAAACTACAAATAAAAAACCACCCCCCTTTGTTTTATTTTACAAGAGAGGGGTGGCTATAATTAAAAAAAAATACTAGGGTACAGTTAAACAGGTGTGCTACCCAGCTATAATTCTATATAGATATAATAAGATCAATATCATAAAGTCTTAACCTAGTTGATATTGTAAGTCTTTATTTTAATCTATATACTTTTTTCTATATTTTAATCTATAACATAATCTATATAGAGAGTAGTATACCAGATACAATAGTAAAGAACAACGGTATTGGAAAAATAAATTATAAGTGTTGCAAAAATATCACACCATCCTTAACTCTTTTTCTTGTCTTCCCACAGGGTAGGGTGGTACAATACACTTGGATACTTAATTCTATATAGATATAAAGAAAGATATTGGAGGGTGCTTATGTGTGATAATCCTAATTGTAAATATAAATACCAGTGTAATTGTAATGACTGTAGCTGTTCACCAAATACAGACGGAGAGAAAGGTCTGTGTAAATGTTGTAAAGACATTATGGTTGCAGGTGTAATAGAAAAGAATAATGACAGCTAGTGAAAAGAATAAGCAGGACTTATCTGATCAGGAGATTACCTATAACATTCTTTTGAGTATAAGAAATACTTTGAATGTTATGGTGCAGCAACAGTCAAAGGATGACTTTCTTACTTTTGTTCGTAAGGTAGCACCTACGTTAATTACTGACTGGCATATGGGCAGACATATTGAAGTTCTGTCAGATAAGTTACAGCAGGTAGTGGAAGGAAAGATCAAACGGTTGATGGTCTTTCTTCCACCACGTAGCAGCAAGTCAGTAATCTGTTCCAAGTTATTTCCTGCATGGTACATAGGTAAAAATCCTAACCATGAGATACTTACTGTCAGTCACTCTGATCAGTTGTCCAGTGACTTTGGTAGATCAGTACGTGATATCGTAAACACTGAAGATTTTACAAATATGTTTCCTGGTGTTAATCTGCGTGCAGACGTTCGTGCTGCAGGTAAGTGGAAGACAAACCTCAATGGTAGTTACTATGCTGCAGGTGTAAGATCACAGATTGCAGGGCGTGGTGCACACATTGCCATACTTGATGACGTTATGTCAGAAGAAGATTCATTCTCTGATGCAGGCAGGCGTTACATAAAGGAATGGTGGCCTTCAGGTCTTCGTACACGTATTATGCCCAATGGTGCAATTATTATTATTAATACTCGCTACCACTACGATGATCTGTGTGGTTGGTTATTAAAGCAGCAGGACGAGTTTGACATTGAAACAAAGATGCGATGGAACGTAGTAAGTATACCTGCATGGTTGGACGAAAAGTCCAGTAAGCTGTTGGGTCTTCCTGAAGGTACAAGTTACTTTCCTGAATGGAAGGACGATGAAACATTACGAATAGACGAGATGGAAATTAAGGCAACCAATGGATCAAAGTATTGGGAAAGCCTGTACATGCAAAACCCCACACCTGATGAGGGTAGTCTTATCAAGAAGAACTGGATCAACTGGTGGGAGTACGAAGAACCACCAAGCTGTGACTTTATCATGCAAACTTATGACACTGCCTTTAGTACAAAGACAACAGCAGACTACAGTGTTATACAGACGTGGGGAGTATTTCATTTCCATGAGGATAGTGAGGACGGTATAGAGGGAGTAGCAAGTAATTTGTTGCTACTGGGTAGTGTACGTGGTAGATTTGAATATCCTGATCTAAGACGTATTGCACAACAGGAATATCAAAAGCATAAGCCTGATATTTGTGTGGTAGAAAAGAAAGCAAGTGGACAGTCGCTAATACAGGACATGAGAAGGAGTGGTCTTCCTGTCTTGGAGTATATGCCTGACAAGGACAAAGTGTCAAGAGTATTTACTGCTTCTCCCTTGTTGGAAGCAGGAAGAGTGTGGTTACCAAAGGGAAAGGAATGGGCAAGAGAATTGTACGAGGAAATGATACTGTTTCCCTATGGCAGACATGATGATCAGGTGGACGCAATGACCATGGCAATACATTATGTCAAGGACAGTTGGCGTTTGGAACATCCTGAAGACCCGGACTGGGAGGACGATGTTAATCCACGCAGGCAGAAACGTGTTGCATATTGGAGAGTTTAATGCTATAGTATTTTTTATCACATTTGCTTTATAGGGGAAATAAGACAATGGGCTTAAAAGCTACAGATTTTATGGGTTTAATTCCTGCAGTAGTAGGAAGAAAAGGATTTAAAGGTCTAAGTCCACTAGGTTTACTTCTTAGTGAGGGTGATGACGATAAGAATGAAGAAGTAGTTCCTGCTCCTAAGACTGCTAAAGATGAACAGATGACAGGAACAAAAGGTTTGGGTGTTAGTACCACAACAACAAAAACTACTGGTGGTTTAAAAAAAGGTGGTAAGGTAGCTAAAGCTAAAAAGCGTAAAGGATTTAATGGTAAGGGAGCAGGAGCGGCACTTCGCGGTTTTTAATATATGCAGGAACACGTTTTAGAAAAGAGGCAGGACTTTTACTTTCCTGTCAACGATGATCACTTTTCAGGAGAAGAGTATCAAAAGCCACACAGAACAAGAAGTTTACAGTTTGTAGATGACTTTGATGTTGCATTGGATGTAGGCAGTCATGTAGGTACATGGGCAGTAGACTTGTGTAACAAGTTCAATAAGGTTTATTGTTTTGAACCAATTGAAATACACAGGGAATGTCTTACACGTAATCTGTCAGGTTTTCCTAGTGATAGATTTGAAATACTACCTTATGCACTGGGAGCAGAGAATGATGTAGAGATTGCACTGGAGTACGCTGCGGAAGGTAATAGCGGTACTGCTTCAATCACTACGGATGTAGAACAGGGAGAGTACAAGGCAGTACTAAAGACACTTGACTCTTTTGACTTTGAAAAGATTGATTACATTAAAGTGGACGTTGAAGGTTTTGAATTACAGTTTCTCAAGGGAGCAAGTGAAACAATCAAACGTACAAAACCTGTAATCAATATTGAAATTAAAAATACGTGTGAACGATTTGGTACTACACAACAGGAAATAGCAGACTACCTTGTTGCTGATCTGGGTATGGACTGCGTAGGTAAAACAGTAGCAGATTATATTTTTGTTTACCATACATAAGGTATAGATTAAATGGCAGAACAAAGACAAACACCTGAAAACCTTCCTATAGGTGGTAGTAATGTACCCTCTGTAAAGATTCAAGCACCAAAGGAAGGTTTAGAAGGTCTTAAAGAAATTTTGTCAAGTGTTTTCTCTAAGGGAGATAAAGCTGCACGTGCTGCTCTTGGTCCTGCCGCTGCTCCCGCAGAGGGACTTTTAAGTTTATTTGATTTACGAGATGTACCTGCTGCTTTGTCTTCTGCAGGAAAAGATTTAGAAGCAGGAGTATCAGAAGGTGATCCTAAAGCTATGCTTGCAGGAGTTTTAGGAACTGCTCTTGTCGGTGCAGAAAATGTACCGGGAGGTAGAGCAGCAAGCAAAGCAAGTAAAAATTTACAAGATATTATTTCAGATGAAAAAAAGTTAGATGCGTTTAAAGATCAATATAAAAAACAATATGGTGTAAGTCAAAAACAAAAACAAAAGCCTGAAGTTAAAGAAGCAGTAGAAAAAAGATTAGCAGGTGAGATAACAGGTAAAGAACAAAGAGATATTACAAAAAAGTTTTTACCGTTAGAACCTATTACTGAAATGGTTAAAGTGCCTTCTTTTGAAGATATAGCTGGATCACTTACAAAAGATAAAACACTTAGTAAAGGTATTATTAATTTAAATACTGAATTAGAAGTTGGTCAAAGAGTTTCTTCTAGATTAGATATTCCAGCATATGAAAATTTTGATACATGGGTAGTTTCATTTCATGACGGAACAAAGCAAGGT